CCTACCGAGGCTATCCAAGTAAAAGACGCCTCTCATACCTCCGCCTGAGGGTGGCGAAGGAATACTAAACTCAGTGTCCCCTGCACTATTACTTAACCCTTATTAAAATGACAACTATTTCACGTCAGCGTGGCGGACTCCTCTCAGGTTGGGAAGAGTTTTGTGAATGGGTCACAAGCACAGACAACCGCATTTATGTTGGTTGGTTCGGTGTCTTGATGATTCCATGCCTTCTTGCCGCTACAGCTTGTTTCATTGTTGCTTTCATCGCTGCTCCTCCTGTGGACATTGATGGAATCAGAGAACCAGTTGCTGGTTCACTCATGTATGGTAACAACATCATCTCTGGTGCTGTTGTACCTAGTTCAAATGCTATTGGTCTACACTTCTATCCTATCTGGGAAGCAGCTTCTCTAGACGAATGGTTATACAACGGTGGTCCTTACCAACTCGTTGTCTTCCACTTCCTTATCGGTATCACAGCATACTGTGGTCGTCAGTGGGAACTTTCATACCGTTTAGGTATGCGTCCATGGATCTGTGTTGCTTACAGTGCTCCTGTATCTGCAGCAATGGCAGTATTCCTTGTGTATCCTTTCGGTCAGGGATCTTTCTCTGATGGTATGCCTCTAGGTATTTCTGGTACATTCAACTTCATGTTCGTGTTCCAAGCAGAGCACAACATCCTTATGCATCCCTTCCACATGTTGGGAGTAGCAGGTGTGTTCGGTGGTTCTTTATTCAGTGCTATGCACGGTTCTCTAGTTACATCTTCTCTAATCAGAGAGACAACAGAGAATGAGTCACAAAACTACGGTTACAAATTCGGACAAGAAGAAGAGACATACAACATTGTCGCTGCTCACGGATATTTCGGTAGACTTATCTTCCAGTATGCTTCATTCAACAACTCAAGAAGTCTTCACTTCTTCCTTGCAGCATGGCCAGTAGTCTGTATTTGGTTTACTGCAATGGGTGTTTGCACAATGGCATTCAACCTTAACGGTTTCAACTTCAACCAGTCTGTCCTAGACAATGGTGGTAGAGTGATTCCTACATGGGGAGATATCCTTAACCGTGCTAACCTTGGTATGGAAGTAATGCATGAAAGAAATGCACACAACTTCCCTCTTGACCTTGCTGCTGCTGAATCCGTTCCTGTAGCTCTTGTTGCTCCATCGGTCGGTTAAATGAATAACCTACTGCAAAGTCCTTATAGGGATCTAATAGAATTTGGTTTCTTTATTGCAGTGGGTCTCACCGCAGGATCATTAGGTCTAATTTAAGGTTGACACTCAGTCAATAATCTGATAAGATGAGGGGGTAAAACCCCTCATTTTTTATGCTTTATAATTTTTCCCAAGAAGGAAAGACTTTCTTTGCTCCTAATCTAAAATATGTTTTGGCAGAGGTTGAGGTTCTGGATCATGATAATGAGTTTGATCTGTTGAAAGAAGAGATTCTTTCCAGAGAACAAGAAATCATTGATAAGTATGAATTTGAAAGTGATTGGGGAACTCAATTAGGAAAGAACAGTTTAACTTCACGATCAAATAATTATAATCTTCTTGACTTTAATAACACAAAGAACTTAAAGGAAGCTATCAAGAACTTACATGATCTCTACCTAGATATCTTTGGTCAAAAAGTGGGGGATGATAAGTATTATGTACAAGCTTGGGCGAACGTGTTGAGAAAGGATGAACAGATGTCTGCTCATAGACATGCTGGAGATCCTTATTCTTATCTCACTGGCAATTTTTGTTTGGATGTGGATGGTACATCAACCTATTACATTCATCCTCTTACAGATGAGATACATGAATCTGAAAATGTTACTGGTAAGATGACAATCTTTCCTAGTTTCGTAAAACATTATACAGATCCAGTTTCAAAAGGAAACAAAACTCCTAGAATGACATTAGCATTTGACATCGTGACACAAGAATGTTATGATCAGTTCGTTAAACTTTATCCAGACTCCAAACTACAGGAACTATATTAAGAATGGATATTACTATCTACACCACAAAGGGTTGTCCTATGTGTGGTCATGCAAAAGAACTTTGTCGTAGAGCAAACGTTGAATATAAAGAGGTTGAACCTGGAGCTCCAGGTCAGATGGCAAAGTGGGAATTTCAGGAAAAGTTTCCTGGTATACAGGGATTCCCCTACATTATTATCTCTCAAGAAGACAAACCAGACATTCAAATGATAGGTGTTGTCGAGCTCGCTAAATTATTTTTAAAGAAAGGTTTAGTATCTGGTCAGAAAAATGGAAAAACTTAAAATAAATAGAGGCATAGAGCTCATGCTCAGGAGGGCAAAAACAAAGAAGGATCAGACATCCAAAAAAGGTTTGCACATCAATAAGGTGTACACCCTCCTAAAACGCAAAGTCTACTTCAACTTTGAACTCAGGTGGGAAAAGGAAATTTAGTTCGGAATTGAACCATGACAGAAACTTTATTCGTCTACTTCTCAGCAACTGCATCATTTATATTCTTAGCAATTGGAGTGATCGCTGGTTGGACAGTCAATGAAAAAATGCATGAGTACATGTACAACACACAGGAGGAGAATGTACACCCCGAAATGCTAACCCATGATGGTCAGTGGATCAACGAGGAATTACTCTCAGTTCGCTTCTTAGATGAAGACGAATCAGAGCAAGAATAAATACTAATTACGGTACACCAATAGTTATGCAATTATTATTAAATGAAGTGTTGCAAAAGGTCAGCAACGCTAAGACAAAAGCACAAAAGATTAAACTTCTAGAAGAATATAATACTCCAGCACTCAGATCTATTTTGATTGCTAACTTTGATGAGAGTGTAATCTCTATGCTTCCTGAAGGTGAAGTGCCATATAAAAAGAATGATGCACCAGAAGATACAGAGCATACGAAGCTTGCACACGAGTATCGTAAGCTCTATCTCTTCTTTAAAGGTGGAGCAAACGTTTCTCAAACCAGACGTGAAACTTTGTTCATTCAACTTCTAGAAGGACTGCATCATAAAGAAGCAGAAGTTCTGTGTCTAATGAAGGACAAGAAGATCGGCAAACGTTGGAAGATTACTAGACAATGTGTCGAAGAAGCTTTCCCACAAATTCAGTGGGGCAATCGTTCGTGATGGGAAAAGGATGTCAGATTATTCACAAAGAATGTGATCCAACCCTTGCTCAAGACAAATCTCTACCATACAATGCCTTTCTCATAGAGTATCTAGAGGGAGGCATTACTAAATTTGATATTGCTACTGGCAATGGTCAGGTAGATATTTTTGATGACTATTGGGATAAATACAAAAAGGATTTCAGAAATATGACACAGACAGAGGGTAGAATCAACCCAAAACTGTGGCAGAATTCAAAACAAACTCCACCCAAGAAAAAGAAATGAGTGCAGATCAGAAAGGAAACTGGTGTATTTTCTATAGTAAAATAGAAAATAAAAGAGAGTGGCACACCATGAAACTATGCAGGAAAGATGGTGTCCTTGTTTCTGCAAAAACATATGATGAAGTATACAAGTTCAATCGTTTCAAAGAAGCTTTTGACTTTGCAAAGATTTTAATCACTGGGGGTGGATCTGAACCTGTATATGATGCACAAGTAAAACGTGTGTGTAGAACTAGGGGAACAGGATTTTATCTTGCAGGTACATAAATCTGGAAAAAATTTTCCCACCAATTTTTTAGTAAAAAAGTCGAAGTAAAATTGTATCAACCGATACAGTTGACATACCATAAATATTATGGTATGCTAATACTATCGTTCATCCCACTCTTGTAGTGGGACGCAAGTAAGTCGCGGAACGGAGCGTTCATCCCATGTTAGAAGTGCTTCTTTACACTACGCTTTCATGTCAACAAACTAATGATATCATCCTGCGAATGCGGGACAACGATAACATTAATAATGATTTGAGGGCAGAATTAATAGAGGTAATGAAGGAGTCAAATCCTGGTTGTACATGGGACGCAAACGACTGAAGGAACGGGGCTAAAATCCCAACTACTTCAGGAGAAGACACATGAACACACTAGAAAAAGTTCGCAAGCAGATCAACAAAAGAGCTGCTCTTCACAACGCACAGATCCATGCAACCACATATCGTGGTGTCGTATATGATCCTAGCAAAGTTGTAACGAATGAGACTCACGGTACATTTGTATATCGTGGTAAAAAGTATAGCAAGTGAATTACTTGTCACTAGCTTGTTAAGAGAGGTTAACTAACCTCTCTTTTTTTATTGAGTAATTTTACGTAGGCAATAATATTCGTATCAATATTTGCAAACTAAGACATTCCAAAAATAAATAGTGGTAGAATTAGAGAGGATATCATGAACCCTAGATCCCTTTATCATGATACTGATAAGGAGGAAAACTTATGCACAACGTTCTATCTCGCTCTCAGTTAGATGAGTGGCGACACTTTGAAGATACAATTGATTCATTTGATCAGGAGGAACAGAAATTAAATGACTATTACGAGTGTTTAATTGAATCCTCGTTACCTGGCAGACAACGACAACATGAGGGTAAGAAAATATGCAAACAAATTCTTAGTTAAATATGAGAGGGGTTGCAACCCCTCTTTTTTTATGGTATGATATACTCATCTGTAACCTAAATATGGATAGAGAGAAACTAAAGCTCGTCGTCAAGAATCTCAAGTCTCTTGTAAATGTACTGGAGAGTGAGGTTTATTCTGACACTTCTGCATATAAAATATCGAAGGACGACGTAGATAAATCATTCGGATTCAATTACGATGATGGAGATGACGATGGATACCCAGACTGATCAGTATGATGATGAACATATGCATATCAGATCATATGCATTAAAAGTTCTTATGAGTGCTGTTGGTGGTAAAACGCAATCAAACCGTGGCATTTACGAATGTGTAGATGACTGGGTATCAAAAGGCAATGTCAGTGCATCTGGTATTGTTAAGTATTACCTAGCATATTACAAGGATAAATGAGGTTCAAAGACACGATTAAATTAGCAAAGAAAGCAATCAAGGAAGGGAAAAAACGACCTGAATTATACTCAGACAATGAGTTACAATACATGGTACTAGCTCTTGCTCGTGCTAAAAAACAACTAAAGGAAAAACAATTACAACGTAAGAAATTAAAAGGATTTGATAATGAACTCAGTGAAACTCGTAACAGTAACACCCGACGCAGAAAAGACGATGGGGTACGTAGCGAGGGTAAGCAACCCAAACAATCAGGAAAATCCTAAGGTTGCTGGTCTGCTATCCTATTGCATCAAACACAATCATTGGTCTGTCTTTGAGCAGGCACACATGACTGTGGAGATTGAGACCACTCGTGGTATCGCAGCTCAAATTTTGAGGCACCGTAGCTTCACATATCAAGAGTTTTCCCAGAGGTATGCTGACAGTTCTATGTTGGCAGATACTATTCCTTTGCCAGCACTACGTCGTCAAGACACAAAGAACAGGCAGAACTCTATTGATGATGTTGATGAATTTAAACTTCAGAAGTATCAAATGTTGATGCAAGATCACTTTACTAAAGCTATGGATTTGTATCAACAAATGCTTGGTGATGGAATTGCAAAGGAGTGTGCTAGATTTGTGCTTCCTTTAGCAACACCAACTAAAATCTACATGACGGGTTCAGTCCGTTCATGGATCCATTACATTGAACTTCGTTCTGCTAATGGTACACAGAAAGAACACATGGACATCGCATTAGATGTTAAGCGTGTGTTCTCTGAACAATTCCCTATTTGTGCGGAGGCACTTGACTGGAACTAATGGCAACATATCCTGTAATTAATAAACAAACTGGTGAACAAAAGAACGTTGTACTTAGCGTTCATGATTGGGATCAGTGGAAGATTGATAATCCTGATTGGGATAGAGACTGGAGTGATCCCTCTACCTGTCCTGCCTCTGGTGAAGTGGGAGAATGGAGAGACAAGATGGCATCCTCACATCCTGGTTGGAAAGACATCATGAAGAATAAAATTCTTCCCAAAGCACAACATGTAAACAACAAAACTATCACTGAGAAATACAGATACTAAAATGCCAGTAAAGAAGAAGACAACTAAATCACCTGGTCAGGGAATGACTGCTAAACAAAAGAAGCGTCGTAAACCTATTGGTGAAGACTACATGCTTTCCATTGAACCACTCACTGATAATCAAAAAGTATTCTTTGATCAGTGGGATGCTGGTAAGATGATCTATGCCTATGGTGTAGCTGGTACAGGTAAGACATTCATTGCATTGTACAAGGCACTTAAAGATGTACTTGATGAGTACACGCCATATGAAAAGATCTATCTTGTTAGATCTCTAGTTGCTACTAGAGAGATTGGTTTCCTACCTGGTGACCATGAAGATAAGTCTTCTCTCTATCAGATACCATACAAGAACATGGTACAAGCTATGTTTGAGATGCCTGATGATGCATCGTATGAAATGTTGTATGATAATCTTAAGGCACAGGAAACAATTTCATTCTGGTCTACTAGTTTCATTCGTGGAACTACATTAGACAATGCTATTGTTATCATCGATGAGTGTCAGAACTTGAACTTCCATGAACTTGATTCAATCATCACTCGTGTTGGACAAGATAGTAAGATCATCTTCTGTGGTGATGCTGCACAGACTGACTTGCAAAAGATCAGTGAGCGTACAGGCATCATTGACTTCCAACGTATCTTACAGAACATGGAAGAGTTTTCCTTGGTAGAATTTGGTCTTGATGATATCGTTAGGTCTGGTCTTGTCAAGTCTTACCTTATTAATAAAATTAACCTAGGATTATGAAGTTGTTTAATCATATGGGACAGATAGAACCCATTGAAATGGTTGCTGAAATGGTGGAGGGAAAACGTATGTATCTTACACCTGAAGGATATAAGTTTCCATCTGTCACTACTGTGATTGGTAACAACGCTAAGAAGATGGCGGGTATCGCTAGGTGGCGAGCTCGTGTTGGAGAGAAGGCAGCAAACGCTAAGTCTTCTCGTGCTACTGGACGTGGTACAAAGTACCATTCAATCGTAGAAGATTATTTTAATAACAATCTAAACCTGAAAAATTATACTAAGTTTCCACTCCCTGTCTTGATGTTTCAGCAATCTAGGGGTACTTTGGATCGCATAAATAATATACACTTACAGGAAGCTGCGCTCTACTCTAAGCATTTGGAATTGGCAGGGCGTGTAGATTGTATCGCTGAGTTTGATGGAGTGCTGTCAATTATTGATTTCAAGACAGCAGAACAACCTAAGCGTGAAGAATACTTATACGATTACTTCGTTCAGGAAACAGCATACGCATGTATGTTGCAAGAAATTTATGGGATGAGTGTTAAACAGCTCGTCACAATCGTTGCTTGTGAGAACGGTGAAACTCAAGTCAAGGTGCTTCCACCTAAGAAAGAATACTTTATTACATTAATGAGTTACATAGACGAATACCAACAACGATATGGACAAAAAACAATTATTAGAGGATAGATTTATGACATCTGCGAGATTTTCGCAGGAAGTGGAAAAGATTGCTCATGCCAATCAAGATATGAATTACATTGATTCTGTTATTCACTACTGTGATCTTAATGAAATTGAACTAGATAGTGTAAACAAACTAATTAGTAAACCATTGAAAGAAAAGCTGCGTCACGAAGCACAGCAGCTTAACTTCATGAAAAAAACCAGTCGTGCCAAATTAATGCTAGTATGAGTTTCTTCCGTTCAGATATAGTTAAAGGAGACATCCAAGAGATGTTAGAGTTGCAGCAGTTCTGTTTTAGATCTGCTATGAACTTTGTTCTTTTGGATCCAGATAGAAAAAAAGAATACTTTGAAGCCCTTGAAAAACTTATTGGCAAGCAGCAAATTTTTTATGCTCGTGCTAAACTGAGTGATGATCCCGAAGCTAAGTCAGTGGTTGACACCATGAAGCAAGGTATTATAATGTTGGGTGCTACACCAGACACCAGCATTGAGAGCATGTTCCAAGAGCTACTGGATAAAGTCCAGAAGATGAAGGACCAGTTAGAAAGTGGCACAGAGGGTTGACACCCGACTCTATGCCTGTTATTATGTTTGAGTGATAAGGGGTCAACTGGGTTCCAACTACCACGACTTAGAAGCGTGGACATGACGTTGGGTAAAACCGCCACTGAGCATCCCAGAATACAAACCAAATCCAATTAAATCCGAGGTAATCTAATGTCGTTTGCAGATCTAAAGCGTAAATCGCAGAACAATTTTCAGTTCCTACAGAAGGAACTAGAAAAATCATCCAGCAATAAGAATGTTGATGATAGGTTCTGGAAACCAGAGGTTGACGCTTCTGGAAATGGATACGCAGTTATTCGTTTCCTTCCTGCCCCTGATGGCGAGACCGTCCCATGGGCAAAAGTGTACTCCCATGCCTTCCAAGGTGTTGGTGGTTGGTACATTGAAAACTCCCTGACTACACTCAACGAGAAGGATCCTGTTGGTGAAGTCAACCGCCGTCTCTGGAACAGCGGTGCTGATGAAGACAAAGAGACTGCTCGTAAGCAGAAGCGAAAGCTTTCTTACTACAGTAACATCTATGTTGTGAAGGATCCTAAGCACCCTGAGAATGAAGGTAAGGTATTCCTTTACAAGTATGGTAAGAAGATCCATGATAAGATCCTCGCTGCTATGCAACCTGAGTTCCAAGACGAAGAACCAGTGAACATCTTTGATCTTTGGGAAGGTGCTAACTTCAAACTGAAGATTAAGAAAGTAGCAGGATACTGGAACTATGACAGCAGTGAGTTTGATTCTGTTAGTGCTCTTAGTGCAGATGATTCTGAACTGGAAGCGACATGGAAGAAAGAATATTCATTAGAAGCTTTTACTTCTAAGGATCAGTTCAAGTCTTATGAAGATCTTGAGCGTCGTTTGAACATGGTACTTGGCATTGGTCAACGTCCTGTTGTTCCCCCTGTTGATGAGTCCCTTGAGGATTTGAGCGAAGGTCGTGGTTACGATCACACTAGTGATAGTTTCAACGTTCCTACTCCAACACCTTCTCCTGTGAAGCAGGAAGCAGTTGTTGATGATGACGATGCACTTTCATACTTTGCACGTCTAGCGGAGGAATAATGAAAGATCTTAAGATTCCATTTGCAGTGCTATCCTTCTTGCTTGTTCAAGCAGGTGGTGCTGTGTGGTTCGCATCTCAACTTGAGTCAAGAGTAACTGCTCTTGAAACTACATCATTGAAGATTGCACAAGAGAATCGCAAGTTCCTTGTCAACGAAGTTATCCCTTCATTTAAAAGGGATAACTGGTTGGGTAAAGATTGGGAGAACAAACACTTCTAATGAACAAATATTGGAGAGCATTGTTTCATCCAGTAACCCAGATCAATTTAATGCTCGTGGGTTTTTTGATACTAATCCAGATTGTACATACCAGAGCTCATCATTCGTATGAGGTTGATGTACATGGATGGAACCATCAGTTCATAAGATTGAATCCTGATGCCTGTCCTGAATCCGATTATTGAATTCCATAAAACTGGAAAAAAAATTCGGGCAATTTTTTGCCCGAAAAAGTCAACCAGTTTTCTTAAGACGCTGACTAATATAGTTGGTGTCTTTTTTGTATAGATTTTGTTTTCTAAAATCATCTACAAATGATTGCACATAATTTTGTTTGAGAAGATAGATTTCTCTCTTCTTTTCATTCTCTGTTTGATAATACTCAGCTACGGTAATGGGACTTGCAATCTCATTACCGTTTTTTAATGTGATAGTACCATCAATGTTTAACTTATGTGTACCATCATAGAAAGCTTTATCTACATGTAAACCAGCAGCATAGTGTCCAATAGCTTCTTTGATCTCATAGTGATTGATCTGACTGTATGGGTCATCAAATTCTTGTTCTAATACCTTATAGAGTTCATAGTTATTCATTGGCCAGTCATACTGTGCATTGACCATGTTGTTAGTCAATAGGATGACCCAATCATAGAACTGATTACCATAGAAGTTCCTAGCTAAAGTATCTGGACGCTCTCCATCTTTAATTGCATACTTATTAAAGTAAACAGCATTAGAAAAGACATCATCATTGATTTTATATCTGCGAAAGAAATTATTCGCAATTGTAAAATCTGATTTTGAGAAAGGTGACTTGATTGGTTTCTCGTCGTAAGCGAGATTGGGTGTGATTGAGAAATACATTATCGAATAGAACCTGAGATAGCTTCTTCTGCAAAATTGATCTTTGTTTCTTGGAAATTAATTGATAATTCTATAGCAACAGGCTGACCGTCATCTCTGTATGTAGCATATGCTCCATCAGGTGTGTAGTTTACATCTACTTGTGTAACAGCTAGCATCTTATATCTTGGAAGAACCATATGTTCATTTGCTCCACGCATGAAACAAACTCTGCAAAGATTTGGTACACCAATAAATCCAGCCACAATTCCTTTATTGACTGCTTTATCTGGATTATTAAATCCCATTACTTGTCCTGGATTACGAAGTGGTAGAGTACATGCTTTAAATATGCTTATGATTCTATTGATTTCTTGAGATTCATTTACATTTCTTGGAACTAGTTTAAATTTCAACATGAAGTTTCTCATGTCAACACTTTGGAACATCAATTCAGTATTAGGATTCATGATAGCTCCAGATATTGATCCAAAGATATCATCCTTAGTGAGTTGATCCCCACCAGCTGCTTTAACTGTCTTCTGTAAAACTTTAGCAGCTGCTAGACCAAGAGATCTTTCTGCAGCACTAGTTAAAGTACCAAAACCTGAAGTAAATTTGTTAGCTAGTCCTGCTTGACCAGCAGCTCCTAGAATACCTGCACCAACTGTACTGAATGCTTTACCACCCCAATTACCTCTAAAACCAGTAGAAACATCTTCTGGCATATACATTATGATTGATGGATAATCTGGTCCAGCAGGTTTATAATCATTAGCTTGATTATAATCATTTGCTTTGCCAAGGTATTTTGTTAATTTTTCATTATCAAAATTCAATGCCGCTAAGTCGCCTGAGAACCAGCTGTATTTTGCACCCCATCCACCCCATCTTTTATAAGTTTCTACATCTGTTCTATCACCAAATGGAGGATTATATTTTTTAAACTGAAACAATACATAGTCACTATTTTCATTAATAGCCTGACCACTAGGATACTTTAAAAGAGTACGATTTTTGGGAGTTCCAACAGAAGATGCATAATTTTGATCAGGTTTATTAAATACTCCAATTCTACTCGCAGATTCAAATTCAGAAGAATTTATTTGCGTTTTGGCTTCATAATTTGTCTTGGTGGTTTTCACCCAGTCATTGCCATCATGATACCAATACCCTACCTTGGAATTTCCACCAGGACCATTGGCACGAGTAGTTGTATAATCACCTTTCTTACCAGAAGCTGCGGGTGGTTTTTTTGGTGTTCCTCCCATTACTGTGCCATCTCCTTAGATTTTGATGTT